TACGTCCCGAACCGCAACGACGACGGCAGCCCGGCGCCGCCGCTCTGGCAGCTCAACCCGCACGACCTCGGCATCGACGGCGGCGAATACGTGATCCCCCCGGCGAACGGCGGCGAGGGCTACCGATTCCAGCCCGGTGAACTGATCGTGATCCGGGGCCTAGTGCGGCAGGGGCCGCGCGGCGTCGGCGTGCTCAAGGCGCATTTCCTCGACCTCGCGCTCGCGGGTGAGGTGCGCGGGTTCGCATACAACATGCTGCGCCGGGGGATCCCGGCCGGGTATCTCAAAGTCAACGCCCCCGCCCTCACCCGCGATAAGGCCCGCGAGGTGCAAGCCGACTGGATGCGCGGGCACGGCGGGACGCTCAAGAAAATCGCCGTGCTCAACGCGACGACCGAGTTTCACCCGCTCCAGCTCGACCCGCAGGCGATGCAGCTCGCGCAGATGCGGGATTACTCGACGCTGGATATCGCGATGATTTTCGGGATACCGCCGTACATGCTCGGGCTGGCGACCGACCGCTCGACCTACGCGAACGTCGAGTCGCGCATGATCGAGTTCGCCGAGTTCTCATTGCTGCCGTGGGCGCGGCGGGCCGAGTCGGCCCTCGACGCCGAGTTTGCCCGCGGCACCTCGATCAAGATCAATCTCGACTCGCTGCGCCGCGCCGATACCGAGACGCGCTATAAGGCGCACAAAATCGGGCTCGACGCGAAATTCCTCACGATCGATGAGGTACGCGAGATGGAAGACCTACCGCCGATGCGTCAGGAGGACTAAGCGATGGGCGCCGAACAGATCACGATCCCGCTCGAGGTGCGGTCGGTCGAGGAGGCGCAGCGGCGGGCGGTCATGCTGGTCTGCCGCTACGGCGAGACGTCGACCCGGACGCCGCGCCCGGAGCGGTTCGCCGCGGGCGCGTTCACTAAGTCGGTGACCGAGCGGGCCGACCGGATCCCGTTTACCGACCGGCACACGGGCGGGACGGGGACGCTGCGCGCCCCGGCGATCGCCCGGCCGGTCGCGTGGGACACCTCAGACGGCGCCGAGCTGCTCGCCGTGCTCAAGTTCTACGACACGCCCGAAGCGTGGGAGGTGTTCACGCGGGCGCGTGACGGCGAGATCAACGCCGGGTCGGTCGGGTTTCAGCCCATCGCCGAGCGGACCGTCGAGGGCGTGCGCGAGATCACCGAAGCCGCGTTGCATCACGTCGCGCTGCTGTCGAGGGCCGAGTCGACCCCCGCCTACGACGCGCCCCGCCTCCTTGAGGTCCGCGTCCCGCCCGCCGACGTGGCCGCGCTGCTCGCCGTGACCTACGACCCGGCCCTCGCCGAACGTTGCGTTTCGGCCGCCTATCTGGCAAGAATGGTGCACGACGGCGAGCGCGCCCAGCACTGAACCGCCCGCCCGACCCCGGCCCGCCGCGCCCAGCACTGAACCGGCAGGCCCTTGAGCACGACGGCGACCGCGCCCAGCACTGAACCGGCCGCCCCCGCTGCGCCCAGCACTGAACCAGCGGACCCCGCAATCATGCGAGCGACGCCGGGAGGGCGCGACGTGTCTACGAACGTGTATCTGAAATCCAAGATCGAGGAGCGGACCAGTCAGGCCGCGGTGCTCGAGAACCTACAGGCGACCGCAGCGGCCGATAAGCGGGACCTGACCGAGGATGAGCGCAAGACGTTCGACTCGATTGTCGACCGGCTCGCGTTTCTCGATTCCGAGATCAAGCGGCTTACCGACGCCGAGCAAGGCGCCGCGAAGTTCGTGCAGATCTACGGCGCGCATCAAGAGGCCGAGTCGGCCGCCGCCGCGGCCCGGGACCGGGAGCGCGCCCAGGCCCCCCGGCCGCCTGAGGAGCGGGCTAAGACGTGGGGCGAGCGTTTCATCGCGTCGGAACAGTTCAAGAAATTCAGCGGGCACGGCTCGAGCGAGCCGTTCCGCATCGACGGCGGCTACCTCGAGGAGCGGCAGGCCGATACTAGTAGCCCGATCACGACCGCTATCGGGACGCCGCCGCAGTATTGGAGCGGCCCGAGGGATCCGGCCCTGCGGGTGCCGCTGTTCGATGTGGTCGGCGTCGTGCCCACCACGATGGGCTCGGTCGAGTATTACTACTGGCAGCCCGAGACCGGCATGGCGGGCGAGGTGCCCGAGGGCGAGCTAAAGCCCGAGGCGCCGATCGAGGGAAAGCTACTCGCCGTGCCCATGTCGACCTATGCATGGTGGAAAGGCATCACTAAGCAGGCCCTCGAGGACGTGCCGATGGTGCGGACGATCGTAGACACGCAGCTACGCCGCGGCGTCATCCGCAAGATCAACGCGGAGGCCGCCGCCGCGCTCGCCGCCGACACGAATATCCCGGTCTACGGGACGCCGGCCGACATCCTGCTCGAGTCGCTCCGCGTCGGGCTCGGCATGGTCGATGAGGCGGGATACTCCGCTAACGCGGTGCTGCTCAACGCCCGTGACTGGGCCGCGCTCGACATGACGATCCTGCCCGTGTCCCGCGACGGCGCGAACGTGTCGACCATCTTTTGGGGGCTGCGCGCGGTCGCCGTGCCGCAGGTCCCCCGCGGGACCGCGTATGTCGGCGACTTTGCCGAGGGCATGACCTTTTTCGACCGTGAGCGGGTCGAGGTCATGATGACCGATAGCCATGCGGATTACTTCCTGCGGAACAAGCTCGTCTTGCTGGCTGAGGCCCGCGGCAAGGTGGTCGTGTCCAACGCCGCGTGCCTGGTCAAGTGCGCGGGCACCGTGCCCCCGGCGAACCTAACCGGGGTCGGCCCGGAAGGCCCGCAAGGCCCGCAAGGACCGCAAGGCCCCCCCGGACCCGGCACCGCGCGCAGGGCGTAGCCGTCGGCGATGAGCGGCCCGCCGACTCTCGATGAGGTGCGGCAGTGGATCGGCATCTCAGACTTTGAGCTGCCCGACGACCAGCTCGGCGACATCCTCGCCGCCGAGACGGCGGTACAGGCGAGCGACTGCGCGATACCGGATCCGTATCCGGCCGAGCTGAAAATGGCGATGTTGCGGCGGTGCGCTCGCGCCGCCGCGGCCCGCCCCCTGCCGCTCGGGTCGCTGCCCGTGCCCGACAGCGGGATGGGTGCCCCCTACGGCGCGGCGGCGATCCCCCGGCTCGACGTCGAGATCGAGCGTTACGAACACGATCACCGCGTGCTCGGGATCGCCTGATGGCCGGGTTTAGGGTCACCGACCCGCAGGCGCCGATGCGCGAGGTCGACCCCGGCGTCGGCGAGATCGCCGAGCGGTTCCGCGGGGACGTCGCCGGTTATACGCCCGTGCTGACCGGCGCCCTGCGGGCGGGCTGGCGGGTGGCCCGCGTCGGCGACGGGCACTATTCGGTCTCGAACGGGGTCCGGTACGCCCGTTACGTCGAGTACGGCACGAGCAAGATGAGGCCCCGGGCCATGCTCGGCCGCGCGCTGGCGGGTGCGTGATGCGCGGCCTATGGCGGGCGATCGTGCGCCGTTACCGCGCCTACGCCGAGTGGTTCGACGGGCTGCCGCCCGAGGTTCAAGCCGAGATCATCCGCAACCAGAAAACGCTGTCGTGAGCGGCCCCGTGGTCGAGCTGCCCCCCGGCGCGGATCCCGTGCTCGGCTACCCGGCGCCCGACGTCGAGGCCCTCGCCTATGAGGCGATCAAGCCGCTCGGCGGCGTCATCACGTGGGCCTACACCGCGAGCCGGGGCGACCCGCCCGGCTGGCTGACAACGGTCAGCATCCAAGTCGATATCAGGGCGCATAACCGCGCGTCGGCGTCGGCCCGGGCCGACGCTGCGCGGCGCGTCATCTGCGCGTTGCCGTGGGCTCAATGGCACGGCGGCGTCATTAACCGCGTGGACGTCATCGAGGGACCATTCTGGTTCCCCGATCAGGGCGCCCCGCGGTACGTCGCCCGGTACGCGATCACGGCCCACCCGGCCCGCGTCCGGCAGTGAAACCAGGAGGTAACCCCGCATGACGACCCCCGCCGCGCCCGCGCTCGACCCGACCGAAGTTCAAGTCGGGACGGCGAACGGCCCCGGAATCTGGATAGCTGAGGCGGGCACCGACCCGCCCGACGCGACCTCGGATGATTTCGCCGACGAATCGGATTGGCACCTACTCGGGTACCTCAGTGAGGACGGCCCGACGATCGGCGTGTCGACCGATAGCGAAGACCTCACGCCGTGGCAGTCCCGCGTCCCGATCCGGTCGGTTATCACCGGACGGCAGCTCACCTTGCAATTTGTGATGTGGCAGCTCAACCCGCGGACGCTCGCGCTGTATTTCGACGCCGACCCGCCGACTGCGGGCACCGACGGATCGTTCGAGATGGAGCTACGATCCGACGCGCCGAGCCATCTGTACGCGGTCGCCATCGACACGCGGGACGGCGACCGGGTATTCCGCGTGTCGTTCGGCCGCGCGTCGCTGTCCGACGCTGGCGACATGGATATCTCGAGCGGCGCGGCGGTCCCCCTCGACGTCACGCTGTCCGCGCTCGATGACGGCGGCGTGCTCGGCCTGGTTCAGGTCGGCCCGGCCGCCGCGGCGGCTACGAACGGCGCGCCCGGTAACGGCCGGCGCCGCGCACCCGCTGACGATAAGGCGGCGTGACCGGGGCCAGCGCGAACGGCGACGGGCTGCTCGACCTCGAGGCGGCGTCGGCTGCCGCTGCTACTGAGGCCGAGCGGGCGCCGTTTACGTTCGCGTATAAGGGCACCCGTTATGAGGTGCCCCCGATGGCGGGATGGTCGCTCAAGACGATCCGCGCGGTTGCCCTGGGGGACCTCGAGGGCGCCCTCGGCGAGCTGATCGGCGCCGACTATGACCGGCTATGCGACGCCGGGCTCAAGCTCGGCGAGCTGACGTTTCTGTTTACGTCGATGGGCGCGACCGCCGCTATGCCGAGCCTCCCAAATTCCGGGCGGCCTGCGCGGCGCGGTTCGACCCGGACGTCGAAGCGCTGATGTTGGAGGTTTACGGGGTCGACGTGCTCGACCCGGCAGTCTCGACGCGCCGGGTCGCCGTGCTGCTCGAGCGGCTGCCCCCGTATGCCCGCAGGTTCGGCGAGCACTGGTCGACTGAGGCCGAGCTACTCGCCGTGGTCGCCGACCAGCTCGCCCAACTGACATGGGTCACGCTGCGCGCCCACGGGGCTAAGAACGCGACCCGGCCCCGGCCGCTGCCGCGCCCCGGTATCCGCGCGCAATCCGCGCGTAATTCGGCGGGACCTCCCCCCGGCCCGGCCGCCGAGGGCGGGAAGGCGGGCACGTGGGCCGACGCGATACAGGCCCTCGCGGGCACGCCCGGAATGAGGCGCCGCGATGGCTAGCAAATACGGTGAGCTAGAGGTCGACGTCCGCGGCAATACCGCCACGCTCGAGTCCGACGTCGTAAGCGGCGCCGGGAGGGCAGGCCAGGCGGCGGCGCAGACGATAGCGCAGCACATGACGACCGGGCTCAAGGCGATCGGCGGTTTCGGGCTCGCCGTCGGTAAGTCCGTCGCGACCGGGCTCGGCGCCGCTAGTGCTGCCGCGATCGGGTTCGGCGTCGCGTCATTCCAGACCGCCGCGCGGGTCGGCGAGATGGACGCGAGCCTGCGCGCCCTCGCCCGAGCGAACAAGCTCAGTTACCCGGAGATGCAAAAAACGGTTAAGCAGATCCGTGATCAGGGCATCGAGGCCGGGACCGCTCAGACTCTCGTCGCTAAGTTCGCTCAAAATCAGCTCAAGATGGCCGACGCGACCAAGCTCGCCACGGTCGCCCAGGACGCCGCCGTGATCAGCGGTCGCAACTCGACCGAGGTCTTGGCTGATTTGGTGCACGGCGTGTCGACTCAGAACAGTCTCGTCTTGAGAAACGCCGGGATTAACGTCATGGCCGGTAAGGCCATGGATGAGTATGCCGCGTCGGTCGGCAAGGCGACGAAAGACTTGACTGAGGCCGAGCGGGCGCAAGCGGTGCTGAACGCCGTGCTCAAGGACGGCGACAAAATCGCGGGTGCCTACGCGGAGGCGATGACCGAGCCCGGTAAGGTACTCCGCTCGTTCAAGCGGGTAGTCGATGACATCAAGCTCTCGGTCGGGCAAGGGCTGGTTACGGCGTTCGGCCCGGCGATCCTCGCCGGTTACAAACTGGCTAAGGCCCTGAGCGAGGCGATCGGCCCCGGGGGCGCGCTGTCCCCGATTTTCGACGCGATCGGCGTCGCCGTCGGCCGCCTGGTCGCCCCGCTTACCGGGCTGATCAAGCAATGGACGGCATGGCTCGAGAACCTTAAGCCCGGCGACCTCGACCGGATCCTCGGAATCATCAAGCAATTTGGTCCCGCGCTGATCATCGCCGGGGCCGCGCTGGCGGCGTTTACCGGGGCGGGCGCCCTCGGCGGGCTGCCGATCATCGGGACGCTGCTGTCGAATCTGCTCGGGCCGCTCAAGCTGCTCGGCCCGCTGTTCGTCACGCTCGGGAAGTCGACGGCCGGGGTCGCGGCCGGGATGCTCGGGGTCAAGGGCGGCGCGGCGGGGCTGGTCGCCGCCCTCGGCCCGGTCGCGTGGATCATCGCCGCCGTGGTCGCCGCGTTCGTGCTGGTGACGGCGACGTCGGCGAAATTCCGCGACGGGCTACTCGCCGTCGGTAAGGGGCTCGCGTCGTTTTTCATGCCGATCATCAAGGCGGTCGCCGCTGGGGTCAAGGATCTGCTACCGCCCATCCTCGACATAGGCCGCGCCCTCGGCGACGTGCTCGGCCCGATCCTGTCCCGGCTCGCGCCGCTGCTCGGTCCCATCGGCGCGCTAGTCGGCGGCGTGCTGACGGTGGCGTTCGGTCTGCTCGCCGTGCAGCTACGGATAATCGCGATCGCTTTTACGGCGCTTATGTCCGTGCTCGGCCGCCTGGTCGAGCTAATCCCGGTCGAGCCGATCCAGCGGTTTTCGTCGGCCCTCTCGGGGATCATCGGCGCGGCGGCTGCGGTGCTCAATCCCCTCAATGCCCTCCGCGGCGCCCTCGAGTGGCTCGGTAACGCGATCATGTCGGTAGTCCGCTGGATATTCGGCGGGTCACCTGGGTTGATCCCGGCGTTTGTCGCCGCCGCAGCGGCGGCCGGTCCCCTCATGTCGATGCTGTCGGCCCTCGGCGCGGCGTTTTCGGCGGTCGCGTCGGCGATCGCCGCGGCGGTCGGCGTCATCCGGTCGGTCGTGTCGGCCGGATTCAGCGCGGCCCGGTCGGCGGTTTCCTCGGCCATGTCCGGCATAAGCTCGGCGGTTTCGTCCGGGTGGAATACGGCCCGGTCGATCACCAGCTCGGCGACG